GCAACAACAGCAAGGCAGTGAAGTTTCTTAGACAAATTTATCCTGCGTACAAACAAGATGAACTTGAGTTGTTGGCACAGATAAACAGCACAGCAGAACTAAAACAACTGGCTCGGGAGCATGGGTGGGATGACAAGCGAATCAAAGCCGAGCTATAAATGTCGTTATTGCGACAAGGAGTTTCGCAAAGAAAGTTCACTCAGTGTGCATCTTTGCGAACCCAAGCGCAGATGGCAACAGGAAACTGAAACAGGAGTTCAGTTTGGACTAAGAGCCTATTTACAATTCTACGAAACCACACAGGGCAGCGCACGGCTGAAAAGTTATGAAGATTTTGTCAACAGTCCTTATTATAATGCTTTCGTTCGTTACGGCCGACATCTGGTTGCTGTTAGGGCTATCAATAGCAACAGTTTTACTACATGGCTCCTGAAGAACAACAAAAAGATAGATTTCTGGTGCAAAGATACATTCTACGAAGAGTGGCTACTAGAATATCTTAGAAAAGAATCACCACAAGATGCACTGGAACGTGCTTTACAGGAGATGCAAGATTATGTTGGAACTAGCGGCATTGCTGATTTTAGCCATTACTTTTTGTACGGTAACGCTAATCGTGTTTGTTACCATATTTGTACCGGTAGGATTAGTCCTTGGGTTGTTTTTAATTGTGCTAGTGGTCGCGAGTTTCTTGGAAATCTTGGTCCGGAGCATCTGGCTATGGTTATGCCTTGGATTGATCCTGATCATTGGAATCACAAATTTTGCGATTACGTGGCTGATGCAGAATGGTGTAAACACGTTTTAAAGGCAGCAGGACTATGAAATTTACCTCAGACGTTGACATAGATGTAGCCAATAGAGACAGTGCCCTGGCGTTGCTCACGCACACTGCAGCCGCTATTATCAAGCAAGACAAAAACATCAGGCACAATACCGGAGTTTACTTTACACATATTCCTGTAGATCCATTCACCGGAAGATCCAGCTTGGACTATGAAGCAGCAGAACAACACGGTTACATCAAAGTTGACGTACTAAATGTTGGGTTATATCAGCAGGTCAAGAGCGAACAACACCTGCAGCAACTGATGTCCACGGAACCAACCTGGGATAAACTGTATGACCCGGAATTCTTTGCCAAACTAATTCATATTGGCGCACACTACGATACTCTAATACAAATGCCTGAGGCGGTGAACAGTATTGCAAGACTGGCCATGTTCTTGGCTGTAATACGTCCTGCTAAACGGCATTTAATTGGTAAATCGTGGCAGGATGTTGCTGCAACGGTGTGGGAACGGCCCGGTGACGATGGCTATTACTTCAAAAAAGCACATGCAATTTCTTACAGCCATTTGGTTGTGGTCAATATTAACCTGCTTAGCCAAGCTTCCGAACAAGAGTAATACTTCTGCGTTTGCTGCGTTTGGCAGCAATTTCTTTCAGGCTCACTTGCGGCCCAAATTTAATTTCTACATCTTTTGAGTTCATGGTTTTGACCACAGCTCTAAATGGTGTCCATTCTGCTTTTAAGAACACGTTAATGGGTATCAGCCTGTTACTTTCCCACCACCAGGTATCTGCCAGCGCCAAGAACTGTTGTTTTTGCTCCACGGTACGCAGTGCACCGTAGTCGTAGATGGTGGTAATAACTTCATCCAGATTCTGAATGACCCCGATGTAATCGTTACCTCCATATACCAGGAAAGTAAGAAAAGGGTACTTTTTTAATAATTCTGTGTAGTCGTGTTCGGCCATTTAGTCCATAAATACAAGATAATGCAAATTCAATGTTATTTATATTCCAATACAGTTGAGGTCCAATTTCAGGATCCTGCTGTATTCTCACCAAGGAACAGAATCGTGTACAGTCGCCCAATAACTGTGTATCAGGGTATCGATAATCCCTTACAAATTGTTGTTAAAAACCAAGATCAGAAGCTAGTAAATTTAACCGGTTATACTGTTCAATTGAATATAGAAGATCCAGTTAATAAAACCACTGCCTATAGTTTGGCAGTTGCTTTTACAGATATTACCAAAGGACAGGGAACAGTTATCGTTGATACTGCAACGGTTAACAGCTTGGACCAGAGAATTTATAAACTGACACTAAAAAAAGTGTTAGCAGCCGACAGTAGTGAAAGTCCACTCTACATTGATGATAACTTTGGAGTTCCACTGGATTTAGATGTGCGTGCCGCATATTATTCAACAACGGAACCTGCACCTGCACTGAACGAAGTTGTAATTGACAGCGGATTATTACCATGACAACAGCCAATGTAAACGTAACTAAAGTATTATTGAAACGTGGTAATACTGTACAAAACAATAATTATACCGGAGTAAGCGGTGAATTAACCATTGACACTCAATTAAAAACACTACGAGTACACGATGGTGTAACTGCTGGTGGTAACGCTATAACTGCGTTAGGCGCAATCGGCTCGTACAGTAATACCAATACTGCGGCATATCTGGCTTCACAAAGTATTACCAGCGCAAACATCGGCGCATTTCAAACTTTTGCCAATGCAAATGCAGCCACACAAGCCACCAGTATTAATTCTATCAATGCCAATGTTGGTGCATATCAAACGTTTGCCAATGCAAATGCAGCCACACAAGCCACCGGTATAAGCACACTAGATGCTAATCTAGGAACATCAACAACAAACATCACAACATTGTTTAGTAATGCAGCCACACAAGCCATCAGTATTAGTACTGTTAATGCTAATGTAACTGCAGCCAATAGCGCAATACAGTCACTCAGTGCCAACATTGGTACCCTGGTTGCAGGGGCACCTGGAGCGCTGGATACGTTATTGGAATTGGGAAATGCACTGGGTAACAGCAGCAGCTTCAGTTCAACCATGGTCACCTGGTTGGGTAATATTACCAGCAATGTTACAGCGGCAAATGTTCGCATTACCACACTAGATGCCAACTTGGGTACTGCTACAACAAACATCACCACCCTGTTCTCCAATGCGGCCACACAGTCCAGCACGATAACAACATTACAAACTCAGGTTTATGCCAATGCCAACGTGGCCTCTTATCTGCCCACATACTCAGGTAACATTGCTGCCAACATTGTCAAGAATGGCTACACCTGGACCTTTGGCACAGATGCTGTCCTAACTTTACCTTCGGGCGCAACTATTTTAGAAAGCGGGTATGGAAGTGCAGGCGCTATAAGATTAAAACCCAATGGTGGTACCAGCACACAGTATCTAGAAATAGCACCTACTACGGTGGATGGTAATCATGTTCATCTGATGGCTGGCAGCGGTACCGAACTGTTCCTAGGCGACGATAATCACTATGTTAAATTGGCCAATACTGGTGGTGTGGTAATCAACAGCAATGACAGTGCCGGCAATACTGCACAATGGACATTTGGCACAGATGGAACTACACAATTCCCTGGCAGTATGATCCTGGCACCAGTTAGTCAAAGTATCACTATGCAGAGTGATCAATATTCACAGTTGATGTGGGAAAACGCTAATCTAACTGTGGCCCCAAATATGGCTATTAACTCAAATTTCTATGTAGCACAAAACAATGCTACCTTGGACATTGGCTATCGCGACGGTAGTAGTACCCAACTAATCAAATCGTGGTATTGGAATGTAGATGGTAATCTAAAATTACCAAGCGGTGGATATATCCTTAACAGTGACGATTCAATCTACGGTGGTGATAATTACAGCAACGTTGAAGTGGCGACATATCTACAGGTAGGCAATATCGCTAACATCTCAGTGGCAGGTAATGTAACCGCTACTTACTTTGTGGGTAATGGTGCTCTACTAACTGGTATCGTGGGCGGTGGCAGTAATTATGGTAATGCCAACGTCACTGCTTATACAGAGTCAATGGGCTTTACTAATTTTAGTAATGTCAATGTATCAGCACTAATAACAACCAATGGTTTAACAAATTACAGCAATGTAAATGCCAAAGCCTATGCTGAAACCATGGGTTATCAAAACTTTGGTAATGTTAATGTTGCGGCTTATGTGACCACAGCTAACTCAGCGGTCGTTGGTTATGTAGACAATGCAGTATCTACTGCTAATATTGGAATGAATGGG